ACCTCTCCCCCCATACTTCCATCTTACATATCTGAAGTTGATCATTACCCTACATACACCAATGTTACGGGAACTGACTATTTTGTCTACCATCCAAATAATAACTTAATATATTAGGACGTGATTATGCACAACTCCATTATTTTAGATTATATTATAAATTGTCATAATGTTTTGTTGGAAGAAAGTATTGCTAACACTTTACCATACAAAGGAGGTATGATGGAAAAAATTAAAATTCCATTATCTGTACCAATAGCAGGCAAAACATATTCAGTGAAAAGTCATAGATCAAAATCATATGGGATGGGACGATTAGATCTTCAGGAAATTAAAATAGGAAATCTTGGAAGCGATGAACAGACACTAGATAATTATTTGCATGAGGTTATCGAAATATATTTGATGGAAAAACTTTTCAGGTATAGTGCTAGTAACAATAATTTCCTATATATTATGACTCACGATCAATTGCAGGGGTTTATTGCAGACCTAGGACCAATAGTGATACAGTTAATGAAATTAAACAAATCTGGCACAGGAGACATTAGTGATAAGAAATGTAATAGTCATAAGTGATACCCACTGTGGAAGTAGATTTGGTATCTGTCCAACTAAATTTAGAATGGATGGTGGCTCAACATATGAATGTTCTGTGCCACAACAAAAATTACTTAAAATGTGGACAAATTTCTGGGAGGATTGGGTTCCTAAGGTTACTAAGGGAGAACCATATATAGTAGTACATAATGGAGACGCACTAGAAGGAATGCATCACGACGAAGTGATGCTTGTTTCTTCTAGTCTATCGGATCAAATGAATATAGCAGTACAAATGTTAAGACCGATAGTTGACAAATGCGAAGGAAGATATTACCAGGTTAGGGGAACAATGGCTCACTCGGGTCCCTCTTGTCAAGAAGAAGAAAAACTGGCGAATATATTAGGATCAGTAAAAGATAAGAATGGAGATAGCGCCAGATGGCAATTGTTATTAGAAATAGGAGGGGATGTCTTAATACATGCTGCTCATCATATAGGGATATCTCAATCCATAAGACATGAATCTACTGCGGTTGCTTCAGAACTAGTTGAGTTATACTCTCATTGTGGTAGGTGGCACGATAAGATTGTGGATGTTGTAGTTAGGTCTCATAGGCATAGGCAATGTGAAGTAAGAATAGCGACTGAAAAGGGTTATGGAATATCGCTGGTGACTCCTGGTTGGCAAATGATGACTCCGTTCTCTCATAAGACTATGGGTAGAATTACTGGAGCGCAGGTAGGGGGATACCTTATCCGCAATGGAGATGAGGATAATATATATACCAGATTCAAAGTTTGGCAGATAGGCGGTTCTACACCAGAAATAAGCAAAGGAGGAGATATTGTCATACCACAAAGATCATCTTGAGTATGAACAGATAACACTAGAAGAGTTATTGGATGAAATTAATAGGGAAAGAGCAATTGTAAAAAGTAAATTCATGAGAAGTTTTACTGATGAACAAGACAGTTTTATTATTTTCGCCGGAGATAAAAAAACCCCTTGGGCTATAATGAAAAGAGTTTGGGAAAAACACTGGGGGATCATAGGTTGGAAGACCATAAAAACAAGATATGAAATATTGAAAGGGGGTGGGCATGTCGGTAAAAAAGAAAATAATCGTTGAACTTTATCCAAAGATAAATATTACATTCTTCAGAGATAAAAAATCATTTGTTAGAATGCATGATTCTCTTTGTATGAATAGTAATTTTTATGATACGTATGATTTTGAAAAGAATCACTATGCAGGTTTCAGTTATATTGGAAATAATGGGGGTAAAGATATATGCGTATGGTTTAGCAAGGATTGTATCAAACGGGAAAAAATAAATACCATTTTGCATGAGTGTTTTCATTGTCTTTTTTATCAAGATAAACCTATGGATTTTTGTTATCCACACGAATCAGAATATAGGTATGAAGAATTGTCGGCACATACGGCTGCAAAATTGGCTATTGATATGCCTAACATACTATGTAATATTGAAAAACATATAGAATTATAATATCTTACATAAAGAGACAATAGACGTGTTGTCCTGTCGAAGTGGTGGGTGCAACTGATCAACGCCTCCCGCCACTTCGTCACGCATTGTATGGAGAGAACATGGGTAAAATTACATCGTTGAAAACATATGGGAAAAACGTTCCGTATTCTGTAAGACGTGAAGAAATGAAACGTCTTGTAGCTAGTGGTGAAGCAAAATCATTGAGGGAAGCTGCAAAGTTGGCAGGTTGCTCTCATTCTATGGCTCATTCATATGTATATAAAGACAAGGAACTCAGGGAAGATGTAAAGAAGATTTTTGAAAAGATGGGGATGAGTGATTATCAACTAGCGAAAAAAGCCAACACTCTTCTTAAATCAGTTAAACCTCTCTGGAATATATCAGAAAAGAAATGGGATATGTTCCCAGACAATGAAACTCAACGTAATATGTTAATGATGATTTTCAAGTTGAAAGGTTCTTTCCCGAAGGAAACAATAGACATAAATCAACAGGCGACTTTCCAGGTAATTATTAAAAACAAAGAAGATGTGATTGGAGAAATTGTAGATGTCACAACAGATGTTTAGTGCTGGCAGGATAAGAACGTATGATTATTCTGATGTTCCCACTATAAGAAAATTTGCTAATGATGATCACTTCGTTCGTGTAATTATGGGTCCAGTGGGTTGTTGTTCGTCTGATACCATGTATTTATCAAGAGATGGTTGGCATGAAATAAGTGAATATTCAGGTGAAGAAATAGCACAATGGGAAAACGGAAGAATGAATTTTGTCTATCCTATTAATTATATCAAATCTACGGCGGAAGAAATGATTGTTTTTAATAACAAGAGATTTTCTATGTGTCTTTCGAAAGAACATAGAGTTCCACATTACGATTGGAACGGAAAGTTTTCGGTAAAGTATGCTGAAGAAATATTTGAACATCCATCAAAAATAGAAATTCCAACAACATTTCGTGGCACAGTAGAAGATACATTGAATATGTCTGATGCCTTGATCAGATTTGCTGTTATGATGCATGCTGATGGACATTATCCTAAACAGGGTAGACAGGCTACTGTGGCATTGAGAAGAGATAGAAAGAAGATTAGATTACGTGAAATTTTAAAAGAATTAGATGTTGAATGGAATGAAAATGTTTATTCCCAAAGACCCACGGAAACTGTATTCAGTTTTATTCCACCATATATTGGAAAACATTATCACGGAAAGTGGTGGAATACTTCATGGCGAGAATTATCAGTGGTTGTGGATGAAGTGTTAAATTGGGATGGGATGGAAAACGAAGAAAAGAGATTTTATTCCACCAACAAGGAAGATGCTGATTTTATACAATATGCCTTCCATGCCACTGGGACTCGAGCAACAATCTCTTCTTATAAAGACCCAAGGAACACTGATTGGAATGAATTATTTACTGTTTATGTAAGGACTGGAGATAACCCTAAAAATAAAGTTTTCATTAGAGAGGGAACAGAAATAAAAAAGATTCCTGCTCCCGGGGGAATGAAATATTGTTTCACTGTTCCCTCTGGATTTTTTATTGCTAAACACAATGATTCGATATTTGTAACTGGCAACTCGGGGAAATCTAGTGGTTGCGTATTGGAAATAGGACAACGTGGCACAATGCAAAAACCCAATGAAGAAGGTATCCGAAGGAGCCGATGGGCGTGCATAAGAGCTACATATAGTCAACTACAGGATACTACCATCAAAACGTTTTTGGAATGGTTCCCAGATAAGGTATGTGGTACTTATACTGAAGACGATCATACGTTTTTAATGCATAAAACACTTCCAGATGGGACTAAACTCGAACTTGACATACTCTTCAGATCGTTAGATAAACCAGAACATATAGAAAAATTGAAATCAATGGATTTAACTGGAGCATGGATCAATGAACTAGTGGAGATACCTAAAGAAATTTTTGATATATTGCAAACAAGGGTGGGCAGATTTCCTCCTCCGTGGGATGGTGGTGCTACATGGGATGGTGTCATATGTGATACGAATCCACCACACGAAAAACATTGGGTATATGAATTATTTGAGAAGAAGATATATGAAGATGTAGAAATAGAAAAACTAATGAAAATGTTTAAACAACCGTCTGGTCTTGCAATCGAAGCAGAAAATACAAAAAACTTACGACCAAATTATTATCAAAGACTTTGCGTCGATAAAACTCCAGAGTGGATTAGGGTATTTGTTGAAGGGAAATATGGTTACATAAGAGCAGGTAAAGTAATATATCCTAATTATAGTGACGATTTTCATGTGGCCAAAGAAAGAATCAAACCATATGCCGGAGCAGTAACAATTGTAGGATTCGATTTCGGCAACACTCCATCCTGTGCGATATGTCAAATCACACCAGATACTGGTGCCTTCCATGTGATATATGAATTTCCGACGACTAGAAGTTACATCGAGGAATTAGTAGGAGAACAAGTCAGACCAATTCTTCTCGAGGAATTTAGAGGTTGCCCAATTATAATCACTGGAGATATATCAAAAAATTCAGAGGTCGATGGAAGATCTACTTATGACGCCATATGGGAAAAACTGCATATAAAAGTTATCCCTCCTTCTACTAACTCTCGCCTTCCCAGAATAGAATCTATTGACAAGTTGCTAAGATCGAAAGTTTCTGGAAATCAACCTAGTTTCCTGTTGTCTCCTGTATGTTCTGTGGCTAGGGCTGGATTTAATTATGGCTATAGATATAAGAAGATCCAGATTGTTGGAGATGATAGATATGCAGATATACCAGAGAAAACATTTGAATCACATACCATAGAGGCTATCCAATATGCTGCCTTGAAGTACGATGAAGCAGTGTCTTTGGTAACTCATAGTGGAGAAAATTCATATGTATTAGATCATGTATCTAAGGATTTTTTCGCATGGACATAGGAGATAAATATGCCGCCTAAGTTGATAACCAATAAAGAATTGGATATTCTGGAACAAGAAGTAGCGAAGGATATTAGTTCCGAAAAAAGAAGTCTACAATTGGGACTTGGTTCCTTTATACAAAGTGCGTGGGAAAAGGCAAAAACTTCCAAAAGACCGATAGAAGATCAGATATTAAAGAACATGAGGCAAAGGGCAGGGCAATATGAAAGTGATAAATTGGCTGCTATTTCTGTCCATAGAGGTTCTGAAATCTATTTGATGCTAACTGATTGTAAGTGTTGGGCGGCAGAACAATGGATTAACGATTTGGTATTACCAACTACTAATGAATTACCATTCTCCATCGAAATATCCCCAGAACCTATTGTGTCGGAAGAAGAGGTTGGCCAAATAGAGACAGAAGTTAGAGCAGAGATGGTACAGTATATGTTGAATATGACTGCGCAGACAGGTAAAATGCCCAATATGGAATTAGCCAAACAAGATTTTGAGAAAAATATGATTGACGTAAGAACAAGAATACTAAAAATGAAGAAGGAATTGAAACAGAAAAAGGCAGATATCATAGAAAATAAAGTTGCCGATGCACTCGTGGAAGGAAACTGGGACAAAGCATTGTCTGAAGTGATAACAGATGTTATTCTAAAAACTGGTATTATGAGGGGTCCAATTTTTAAGAAAGTTAAACATGAGGTATTAAAACCAAATGCTAAAAATGGCACTAAGGTAAGTGTTGAAGAAGAATTGATTCCCTTTTTTGAACGTAGGAATCCTCTTTTCATATATCCAGAACCTGGATCAATTGACGTTAATGACGGTTTTCTGATTGATAGAATATCAATTGATGCCACTAAATTGCAGGACTTTATAGGTGTAGACGGATGGAATGAAAATGTATTAAAAGAAATAATAGAAGACGCCAGGGTTGGCGCTTCTAGTCTAAGGGAATGGTTGGGAATTGATACTGATATTTTAGAAATTACTGGACAGAATGCTTCCGACAATACTGCTTCCAACAAAGTGGATATCTTAAATTATTGGGGGCCAGCATATGGTGAAGATTTATTAGAATATGGCGTAAAGCCAAGTTTGATACCAGATCCTAAAAAATATTATGATATCGAAGCGTACTACTGCGATGGTAAAATCTTGGCTGCTGTATTGAATCCATCGCCAATAGGCAAGAAACCATATTACAAATGTTCTTTTGAGGAGAGGAAAGATTCTTGGTTTGGACTTGGACTTCCAGAAAAGATTGCAGATTTACAAACAGTATGCAATGCTGTTGGTAGGGCAATACACAACAATGTAGCTTTAGCTTCAGGTCCACAGGTAGAAATCAATGTCGATAGGACAGAACCTGGACAAAACTTTACGTTGATACCGTGGAAAGTATATTTTTCCAATGAGGGTAAGATGGGTGGGTCTAATCAACCAGCTATTAATTTTTATCAACCGGAATTGAAGACTGGCGAGTTGACCATGACATTGGAGTATTTTGTCAAGAAGGCTGATGAGTGGAGTGGTATCCCTGGATTCTCACACGGAGATCCAAATGTATCAGGGGCTGGAAATACAAGTAGTGGGTTTGCCATGTTATATGCTTCTTCTGCTCGAGGAGTAAAGGGTGTTGTGAAAAATATAGACCGTTATATAATCGAACCATCTGTTCAGTCACAACATATGCTTACTTTATTAAAACTAAACGATCCCACTATGGTAGATGATTATCACGTTATAGCCAAAGGTTCTTCTTCAATTATAGCAAAAGAACAACAACAGAGAGCTAATATAGATTTTCTTAATCTTACTAATAATCCAACAGATTTTTCACTTATGACTGGTATAGGTAGAAAATATTTGCTTGAGGAAGCAGCTAGATCATTAAGTCTAGACCCGGACAAACTATTTCCAGAGGGGGCTGATAAGGTAGGTTTTAACGAGGGAATAAATAGAATAATGCAGCAAGCAGGTGGAGGAGCACCTACTACTCCAGATCAAACGGCAATTCCCCCAGGAGCAGCACAGACTACAATGCCAGGACCACCGGCACTTTTACCTGGAGCGCAAGGTGAACAGGGCGGAGCGGAAGCGGGACAATTTACTAATATGAGTGGAAGATAAGGAGATAATATGTTTTCTGTACCTATACAATTACAAAAGGAATTCTACGTTTCTTTAAAAAATATTATGAATAATAGTAACTTTGTAAGGATATTAAATGTAATAGATTACGGAAAACAAGAACTCATAGAAGAATTAATTAATAGGGAAGACGATAGAATCCGTGGTGCTATAATGTATTCTAAGGCACTTCTGTCTATTCTTGGAGATAGAGCAAAAATAGACAGTACGGTTGCAGCTTATGACAGGAGCGAACGAGATGCTGAAACAAAAGGTGAATTCTAATAGTGGCAAAAAAGAATGGTGTCTAGTTTCCGTTAGTAGTCCTGGAAAAATTCTCAAATGGTTTGGTACTGTTAAACCAAGCAAAGAATCAGTAGCGAAAGAAGAACGAAGAGTAGAATATTTTAAACACAAGGGTAAATAGGGGAGGGTAATATGGGAAAGGTGACTGGACTTGGAATGATGGGTGGCAGCGTAACAGACTTAGTGGCAGAATTTAAAATTAAAAATAAGGAATATGGTATAATTCTTTTTGTTAAATATGAAAAAGGTAACGAATCTTCAGTTGACTTCACTGTAGGATATGATGGTTCCCCATTAGATCCAGATGTTATTTATTACGAAACCTTAGCAGATGCCGAGGGGGAGTTAACTAATAGTACATATTTTTCTGAGAGTTCTGGGAATTTCCGAATTCCTTTGGATATGTGCCAAGACGAAACTATTGCAAATATAACATTCTCCTTTACTGGTACTGCTATTACTGCTATGTCTAGGGCGGCTGATTGTATTGTAACGTATGCTACTCATGGATTAGAGACGGGAGATTTTGTTTCCATAGAGGATATAGAATCAGCAGAATGGTTAGATTTGAATGGTAAAGTGTATGAAATAGAAAAACATGATGCAAATTCCTTCCATATTGGTGTTGACACTTCTGGGTTCGCTGCCGGTTATGTTGATACAGATCCAGGCACTATATCCACTGGGAAAATTACAGCGTTCATTAGAAATAAGTAGGTGTGATATGGCACAGATACCAGTTATAACAATTAAACAGGGGATAAGTTATAGAATAGATTTTACATATGAAGTAGATGGTTCACCATATGATTTGGATACTGCTACGATAACTAGTCAAATAAGGAAAGATGTAAAATCCGAAGATATTGCTGCTACTTTTACAGTAGTAGATGTAGATTTGACAACTGGACTTTTTGCACTTACGTTGACAGCAACAGAAACAAGTGCAATAGATTGTGGTGAAACTGAAGAGAGTCCAGAGTCCCAATATGTGTGGGATTGTATTATACAAGAAGACGGTGAAACAGATATTAGGTTATTCGACCCAAGTATTGTAAAGATTTCTCCTGGTTGCACTAGAATAATATAGGTGTAAAATGCCAGATATAGAACTAAACCCAGATGTTGAAGTTACTATTTCCATATCCCAACAAGATTCCACCTTAATGGTTGTCGAACCAGATGCAGAGGTAGGCATTTCTGTTGTTGGCCAACGATCTATTGTGATAGAACCAGAATCTATAGTGCAAGTTACCATGTTAGATAGGTCTGGTTTGTTGAAAGGGGTCAAGGGAGATAAGGGAGATACGGGAGATGGTGCAGTAACTTTAGGGCCGGAGTGCGACCATGCTTTAGTATTGGAAGGACAGGAATTAACTCTTACCCTACCAGATTACCATGATCCAATAACAATAGCAGCTGGAAGTGATGCTGCATTAACATTAGATGCCCAAGAACTTACTTTGGCTAATGTGCTTACTCCAACGGAACATACTAATATAGGAGATGCAAGTCCACATCATGCAAGTGTTACTATTTCTACCACATTAGGTTCCAACCTTCTCGGTCTTTCGACTCAACAATTAACTTTAGACGTTCAGGACCCCAATCTAATATTTGCTGGACCCGCAGTACCTGGTTCATCGGCAGCAGCGCCTTCCTTCCGTTCTATAGTAGATGACGACATTCCTTCATCAATAGCGAGAGACAACGAACTACATTCTGCTGTTACCCTTGGCGCAGAGAGTGATGAAGCATTAGGATTGGAAGGTCAAGTTCTCACCCTAATCTTACCTGAAATTACTCCAGGTCATGACCCCGTTACCCTCGGCGCTGAGAGCGATGCCGCCTTGGAATTGGATGGGCAAGAATTAACTCTTACTCTTCCTCCGCCAGAACCATGTCATGATGAAGTATCTTTAGGAGCAGAAAGTGATGCCGCCCTAGTTTTAGAAGGACAAGTATTAACTTTGACCTTACCTCCTCCAGAACCTTGCCATGATGAAGTGTCTCTGGGTGCTGAAAGTGATGGGTCACTTGTTTTAGAAGGTCAAGTATTAACATTAACTGTTGCTCCTCCACCACCTTGCCATGATGAAGTTTCATTAGGGGCCGAGAGCGATGGATCAC